TCCTTAACCGGACTTCACGAAACAGGATATGAATCAGTAAATTTAGCCACTTCAATGGGTCTTCCATGGATTCTTAAGAAATTCCCAGGAAAATTGCCCGGAAAGCGTGAATATTTTGAATATTCCGCCGTAGATGGCCATGTGACTCGATTGTCACAAGAATTCGAACAAGAATTCGAAGAGTTTGACTCTTCTATTCGTAGAGGAGTAATCCCTCCAAACTCTCTTTACGTCTTTCCCAAAGACGAACTTAGACCTATAGCGAAGGTCGTTGGCCCCCCTATAAAAACTCGATCCATAGATGTCATGAATTTCACAATGACATTACTATGGCGAAAGTATATGTTACCCATTGAAGCTGCTCTTCATAGATCAGCCAATGGTGCTACACAATGTTGCGTCGGAATTAATCCCAGTTCCGTGCACTGGTCAAATTTATACCATTCACTAAAAGCAGTTAACGATGTTGGCTTTGATGCTGATGTTGGAAACTGGGATGGTCATTTCCCCCCCGACTTGTTCCATGCTACAACCGATTGTCTTAGCGATTTATCTGGATACACCAGAGATTCGCCAGATTGGTTGGCTGTTCGCAGCTTAGCTGATAACGCTCTCTTCGGATTTGAGCAATTTGAAGATATAGTTGTCGCAAAGGAACGAGGCATGCCTTCAGGTTTTGGAGGCACTGCAATTATTAACACCGTAGGACATATGATCCTGTTTTATTATATATATAGAACTATTTGTATAGAAAATAACCTTAAATCTTTACTTAGCTTTGAATTATATTTACAACACATTTGTGTTCGCTTTTATGGTGATGATGTTATTGCAACAATTTCTCCCTTCCTACTATCAAAGAATATTACAGCCCTAGATTTCGTTTCAAAATACGAAGAACTTGGATGGCCAACAACTGTTGCCAGCAAGACTGGAGTTCCCCAACCTTACAAACCGTTGGAAGAGTGCACGTTCCTTAAAAGAATATTCACATTTGATCCTATTTTAGGAACATCTGTTGTTTATGGAGCCCTTGACACTGGCGTAATTGAAGATCTTTGCTACTGGATGAGAAAAACTGTTGCAACTCAATCACAATTCTACAGTAATCTTAACGATGCTTTAGAATTTGCTTGCTGCCATGGCAGCGAATATTATAATAACCTGCTTTTTAGAATAAATAATGCTTTAAAACAATATAATTATAATACAATATTAATAAACTATAGTGATATGCGTGACATTCTTTTGGATCGCTATTACAATTAGGCTTGAGTTAATTATAAAACGTTAGTAAACGAAAACTATCACGACTGACCCTTCCTGTAAGTTCATCTTACGATTTTCACCCGAAGGTTTCCACGATGTAATCACTGTTTCGATAAAGTAGTACTTGAGTAAGACCTGTTATGAATGAGCAATTTTGGCTATTCTTTTTCTTGGTAAGTTCTAACAGGCCCCCAAACAACCAATCGTTGGTTCCTGCTTCAATTAGCAACAACTCCACTTAATTGTGTGTTGTGTTCATGTTAATTTTAGTGCCAGGCAATGCAATTTATTTGTATCCATGGTTAAAAGCGCTAAAATGGTTAAGGCTTGGCTTCGTAACCCGGCCGTTTGGAGAAAA